TGGGGCCAAGAGCCCCAACGCCACAGCTGGAAAAAATATTACAGAACAATATGATTATGCATCGAGCCAACACAGTTATGGTATGTGGATGGTTCCTCCCGACATAGACAGCAGGGTCATGGTGATATTTGTGGAAGGCAAGCCATCACAGCCCTATTGGTTTGGTTGTGTGCAGGAACCCTACATCAATCACATGATGCCGGGTATAGCAGCATCCAAATTTACACAATTAGAAGGCACCGACCCCGGAGAAGCAGAAGCTCAACAAAAAACTGAAGTGTATGGAACAGATGTCGTGCCAGCTGGAGAAGTCAACAGACAATTGTTTGCTTATGCAGGTGCTGCGGGAATAGACAAACAACAAAAACCCATCCATCCTTTTGCTAAAACATTAAGAGATCAAGGATTGATACAGGACACAGTGAGGGGGACCACTACCAGTTCAGCACGCAGGGAGAGCCCCAGCGCAGTGTTTGGTATCAGCACACCAGGTCGTATCAATGAAGCAGAAAAGAAATTTAGATTGGGACCAACTGACGCTAGAAAAGAACAATCAGCAACCAGAGGCACAGGTCATACATTTGTCATGGATGACGGAGATGCTGCTGGAGACAATCAACTGATAAGATTAAGAACCGGCTCTGGGCATCAATTATTGATGCATGATACCAAGGGAGTGGTATATCTTGCCAACGGATCAGGCAACGTTTGGATGGAATTCTCCAATGATGGAAGAATAGACATATACGCTAAAGAAGGAATCAATATTAGATCAGGCGGCGACATGAACTTCCATTCGGAAAAAGACATCAACATGTATGCCAATAAAGATTTTAAGATCAAAGCCAATCAAAGCGGGGGAAAGGTCAGCATCGACGGCGCTGATGTCACAACATACGCATCCAACGACATTGTGCAGTTTGCTGAATTTGGAACATATGCAGTGAGATCTGGATTAAGCATAAGAACACAAGCGGGAGGAGTGCAGATACATCAGGCGCAAGGACAAGTTCATTTGGTTGGACAGGAAGTGCATTTCAACAGCATAGGTGTAAATCAATTTTTAGTACAGCCTCCAAAAAGATCAGCCATGGGAACAGCAGAAACAGATGTGACAGATGTTACTGGAAATCTAGTGACAGACAGCAATGGAAATGTTGTGGTACAAAATGGAAAACTTTACGAAACCAAAACAATCACAGGCATGACCGGCATGATCGTGCCCACTCATGAACCCTATGACAAACACAGGGATAAAAAGTAATAAGTATGTTTGTAAAATATTATGGCAATAGCAGATAGAAACAGATCAGGAGTGCAGGGCACGCAGGTGTTCAAGGGATTCAGTTCCAGAGCAGAACTGACCAATTTTAAACTGTACGATTTTGATCTAATCAAACAAGATCTCATCAACAGATTGAGTGTACGCAAGGGCGAGCGAGTGGAAAATCCTGAGTTTGGCACCATAATCTATGATGTTATTTTTGAACCATTGACAGAAGCATTAAAACAAGCCATAGCAGACGATGTTGCAAAAAATTTAAACGCTGATCCCAGGCTCAGCACACAGGATATAATAGTGAGCGAGAGCGAACACGGCATATCTGTACAGGCCACAATAACCTATGTGCCCTATAATATTACCGAGAAACTCACGTTTTCATTCGATGAAAACTCCCTTTTACGCCTTTCTTAATCTACGCACTTAATACTACCCATAAATATTCGTATATTAAAGTATGGCCACCACAGACAGACAAAATCGATTGCTTGTAGCCGAAGATTGGCGCAAAATTTACACTGCTTTCCAACAGGCAGATTTCAAATCTTACGATTTTGAAACACTGAGAAGAAGCATGGTTGCTTATCTTCGCGAAAATTATCCAGATGATTTTAATGATTTCGTAGAGTCATCAGAGTATATCGCATTAATTGATCTAATTGCCTATGTGGCACAGGCACTGAGTTTCAGAGTGGATCTCAATGCTAGAGAAAATTTTATAGAGACAGCCGAGAGAAGGAACAGTATCCTACGATTGGCACGACTGATCAATTACAATGCCAAAAGAAATCAAACAGCCACAGGTCTATTAAAAATTACATCTGTGTCCACCACACAGGATGTGCGGGACACGTCAGGTAATAGTTTGGCCAATACCACTGTGGTATGGAATGATGGTACCAACAGCAACTATAGAGAACAGTTCATAAACATATTAAATGCCGCCAATGTGGAAGGACAGAGATTCAGCAAACCCAAAGAATCCGACGATATTGCAGGAATCAAAACAGAAACCTACACAGTGAATTCCATCAACACAGATGTGCCGATATTCACTTTCTCCAGAGGCATCGGAGGAGTGTCAAGAACGTTTGAGATAGTGCCAGCAGCGATATCTGCATCAGAATCTATCTATGAGCAAGCGCCAGTGCCAGGCACAGGATTCACTTATCTTTATAGAATCGATGGTGCTGGAGATTCCAGTCCCAACACAGGATTCTTCGCTCTGTTCAAACAGGGATCATTGGCGTCACAGGATTTTGCAATCGCTCAACCAACCACGAACTATGTGCAACCAATCAATGTCAACAACATCAACAACACCGACACATGGTTATATAAATTAGATGATTTTGGTCAGTTAACAAAATTATGGACCAAGGTGCCAGACCTCAGCGGCAACAATGTGATCTATAACAGTTTGTCCGCGGATGTGAGAGATATCTATAATGTTGTGACCAAGAACAATGACGCTATTGACCTAGTGTTTGGTGATGGAAACTTTTCCAACATTCCTTCGGGATCTTTTAGATTGTACTACAGAACCAGTGCCAATGCCAAATACTCTATCCAACAAGCCGACATGCAGGGCATAACATTCAGCATGGCCTATGAAGATGCCAACGGTGGTCAACAAACTCTGACAATGACAGGATCTCTACAGCAATCAGTTTACAATGCTGCTGCCACAGAGAGCAATGACAGCATCAAGACCAAGGCACCACAGGTATACTACTCTCAAAATAGAATGATCACAGCAGAAGATTACAACGTGGTTCCATTGTCAGCGTCACAGGAAATTATCAAAGTTAAATCAGTGAATAGAAGTGCCAGTGGTATCAGCAGAAGCAAAGAAATTATAGATCCCACAGGAGCCTACAGCAATGTTTCAATATTTGCAGATGATGGAATATTGTACAGAGAAGAATCTGCTCCTCAATTCACTTTTACTTTTATAAACAGGAACGAAATATTAGATACTATCAACAGTTCTGTGGAAAGTAAATTAACAGAAGCATATTCAAGACAATTTTTTTATATCAAATATGGTACAAAAAGTCTCAGCGCATTGGCAGCGAGTTGGGTCAGCACCACAGTAGGCACCAATACCAACACAGGTTATTTTGCAGCAGGCGGACCCTTGGCAGTGGGAGATTTTGCCACCAGCAATTTGAAATATGCACAACCAGGTGTTCTAATTAAATTTACTTCTCCAGACACTCGAGAATTTTTAAATGGACGATTGGTAACATCAGGCACAGATCTAGCAGAGGATAGAGCATGGGCCAAAGTCTCAGCAGTGGTGGGAGATGGAGCCAATGATGGAGCTGGAAATCTTGAATCGGGCATAGGACCAATCACTTTAAGTGACACCATACCAGCCGGTGCTGTGCTAAGTGCTGTGTTCCCTAAATTTGCCACAGTGTTGGACACAGCACTAAAAACAGATCTGCAGGATAGAATTGAAGTGTATGAGCAATTTGGATTGAGATACGATGAAGAAAATGCAGAATGGAAAGTGATCACAGCAGCCAATCTAAGTGCCAGCTCGGTGTTTTCTTTAGCCAATGCAGGAGACGCAACAGGATCATCACTGGATGCCAGCTGGTGGTTTAAATTTTCCACAGATGGCAACACCTACACCGTGACTTATAGAGCCATGGATTACATTTTTGAATCAGCAGGTAATAATAAATTTCATTTTGATAGAACTGAAAGAATTTACGATTATATCACAGGAAAATCTGTCAAAGACTCTGTAAAAATACTCAAGA